AAGAAGGTCTTTATAGGCTACGACATTCCCGTCCACATATACATTACCCACGACCTCCAAATCCTTGTCGGCATATACATTACCAGTCACAGTGAGTTCCTGTGCGATATTTACATTCGTATCTACGTATACATTACCAGAGACAAGAAGGTCTTTATAGGCTACGACATTCCCGTCCACATATACATTACCCACGACCTCCAAATCCTTGTCGGCATATACATTACCAGTCACAGTGAGTTCCTGTGCGATATTTACATTTCCATCTACAAGCACATCTTCGTGTGCATAGATATTCGCATCTACATGGGTTAGACCATAGACATGAACATTAATGTCTTCATCAGTTTTTGGAGTAAAAGTTTTATCAGTTGGCTGTGCGTCGGTATAAGAAATGGCAAATTCATCGGTCTCTTCACGATACCCTATGACAACATTTGATAACGCATCGGGTCTATGCATGAGAACGCCCAAGTCAAGCGTGGTGTCACCCGAGGTATTATTCTGACCAAGTTCAATAAACGCATCTTTAATAGATGTATTTTCGGTATAGATGACTGTCGTGTCACCATTAACTCTAAGATTTCCGTCAATGACCATATCACGTAAAACTGCAACATTTCCAGAAATAACGAGAACGTTTGAACCCGTATCATCGACATAGAGATTCGAACCAATACTCACTGTGTGTTGTGGTAAAAGATTTGATAAACCGACATTTGAATCTGTAACAAATCCAACATTATTAAAGTCGTGACCCCCACCTGTAAACACCACGGTATTTGATGTCACATTTGAACGATTTACAGCTAAGCCGAATGTAACACCGCCGACGAGAGTGTTCGCGGATTCACCAGATTCTGTAATTTCTTTGGTATTGCGATCATACATAAGAAGCACAACTTCTGGAGGTGTATAATCGGGTCTGTTCCTGATAGGAGACAAATACACCGCATTACTGTAAGGTGTTGGAACCAAAACATTACTTGCATTGAAGACAATGGTATTATCCGCCTGATCCGTGGAGTCGGGTACGTGCTTACCAAACCTGATCTCCGTAGATCTTTCTATAGCAGGTATATTCTTGACCATTTAATATAGGATGGTAAATTAATTTGCGTAAAGAAGGCCTGCCATTCCATTTTGTATACGAAGGATGTTATAATTGACTGCATAAATTGGGTCATTAATTGCTGTACTTTCGCTCATGATCTTCGCCGACTCTACGCGACTAAAATTGAGCGTGCCCGTTGGTTGAAGGGAGCTCGTCATGAGGCAAAAACAGTAAAGGAAGAAATCAGGTGAAGTCACAAAGTTTGTGTGATAATAGTTCATCACATCAATATAGTGTGGTTTTCCCCACCTATAATTTCCAAGTTCAACACCATTTATGCTTAACTTGACTTTATTAGTTGGTGATGTGAGTGCACCATCTGTTGTGGTATCTGAAGATGCCAGATACTTTACTGGGTGGTTAAATATAAGGTCCTGTACAGTTTCACCACTTGGAAGATTTTTCTGCACCTGGGTGATGAGAAGGTCATGGGTGCGAGTTGCGATATTACCACGCTCTTCGTTGTCAAGATAGTAATAATTGGCGTACATTTCAAAATTATAGTTTGCTGCTTGGGATCCCCAGTGAATGCGCAACTCCACATTGTGATAATTGAGGGCTACAAGTGGCAATGCACATTGTGGCCCTTCACAAAAGAAAAAGCGAAGTGGATAAAAATAGGATCGCGCATGAACCCCTGGGTGTGTACCGATAGCGCTCCGAGATACATTTTGAGCAAATGTATCAATCGCAATCTTTTCTGTAAAGACAGAGTCTTGTGTATCTATCACAGAACCACCAATGAGCAACTCAATTTTATCAATGAGAAGATCCCAACGTGAAGTATCTAAAGCCTGCGTAGTATCATCAATTGTTAAGTAGATGTATCCCAAAAGATCACCTGCTCTCTCAATTTGAACACTTGACATTGAATTATTTTTCACATCTCCGCGTATTGTTTGTTTTTCAACGGATTGTGAAAAATTAGAGTGTCGTTTAAAGGTTGAACTAAAAAACGATATCTCGGGGTTGCCCATAATGAACTCATCCTGAGCGCCAATTGCTACAAGCTGAACAATACCCGAAGACATTTACTTTAAAGGGAGAAAATTACAAGTTTGGTTTTCTACACACAAATCTAAAAACTAAAAAGTTTGCACCATCGTCTGTTGAGTTTTTAATGGTATTTCCATTCTGATCTCGGATGGTCACACTGAGACGGTCAATACGTCTAATTGGATTCACATATTGTGTCGCGATTGGATAATTGTCTTTGAAAGTAATGAGTGAATCACCTGCATCATGTGTAGCACTTTCAGTGATGAGACTCGCAAAAGAACCTCGAAGCATACTCAGGTGTCCCTGACCAGTCAAAACATTTGAAGCTCGGTCATTGAAGATAGAGTCCAGTTCTTCCACAGAGACGTAACAATGTTCAGTCACAACATTTGAGTGAATGTGAGCCGCGAGGAGTCTCGCCTGAACCACATTTTTGATGGGTTGCTGAAGGTGGCACGTAAAAGTATTCGCACTGTCTTGACCGATAGTGTCAACGGTTATGGTGTGATACTCGTAGTCAAGATCTGGAATAGTTTGGGGCGAGGTAACCAAAGCCATTTAGTATTAGCTTAGATTAAAGATCCACCAATTCCGTCCCCAATTTCATAGCCACCCGCTTGTTCCGCGACAAGCTTTTCAGACGAACAGAGACCACCTGGAGTGAGGCTCTTGGTGTATGTGCTTCCCTCGCTGGTGTGGCCAGGGGCGCATTCAAGACGGTGCTCAAGGTCAAAGATGGACTTTTCGTTGATCGCCTTAATGGTGATTGGTCTGGGTTGGTACCTACTGGTACTTTTAAACATACCGAGCACAAAGATCAAAACGATCAAGGCAACAATGGACATGATGGCATTTCGGTTGGCACGGTTGAGGTTCAACATTTATAATGTACATATATAATTTTTTCTAAAGTGCGTTAAAGGTTATTGAATAGTTTCCTATTAGAGAGTAGATGGACGAAGAAATTGTCTTAGATCGTGGAAGCACCCATGTCATGAAACTGGACGCCGACGAACAGGCCCTGATGGATGAAATTGAGATTTCAACCTCGCGTCCTCAGCCTGTGCGACGACCCCAACCACAGCAAGTGCGTCGCCCACCACCTCCCCAACAACAAGAAGCCATGGATGCTTTTGTGAATCCAAACAAACAATCGGCTCCGTCACCTCCTCAAGAAGATGAAGAGATTGACTATGGCGAAGATGAACAAATGTTTTTTGATGATGCTGACGATGGCCCCGGTCCACAAGAGGAGCAACCCTCAAAGGGCTACAATTCTATTGATGAAGAGAAGAGTGATCTCCTCAATAAATTGGGTCGTCTTGAGAAGAAAGGATTTGCTGTGAACAAGAGACTCAACGCTTATTCCAATGTTGAAGATCTCCGAACAGAAGTCAAGAGAATTACCTATAGTATTGATGTTGAACAGTCTATTCGCTTCTCCCGACGTATGTTGGTCGCCTGTGTGACGGGTCTAGAGTTCCTCAATAAAAGGTATAATCCATTTGAAATCCAACTTGAGGGTTGGTCTGAATCTGTCATGGAGAATGTGGATGACTATGACGGTGTCTTTGAAGAACTGTATGTAAAGTACCGTTCCAAGGTCAACGTTGCTCCAGAAGTCAAGCTCATCATGATGCTTGGTGGTTCTGCGATGATGTTCCATCTTACAAACTCTATGTTTAAGAGCGCCCTTCCTAATATGAATGATGTATTGAAGCAAAATCCAGATCTTGTTAAGAATATGATGTCTGCTGTTCAAAATACCACTCGTGCACCATCCGGTCCAGCTGATGCGGCTCCAGTGGGTGGTACTGGCCAATATGAGATGCAGGGTCCAGGTATTGACATCTCAAGCTTGATGGGTGGTGTCATGATGCCACCACCACCACCAATGAACACGACAGTGCAGCTACCAGTCACAGAACAAGACGATGATGACGTGTCTGACATTGTCTCCATTTCAGGAGAATCTACTGGAGGTGAAGTGAAGGAAGTGAATGTTGAAGGTACCAAGTCTAAGAGAGGTCGCAAGAAGAAGAAGACTGAAATTAATCTCTAAGTACAGTATAAATGATAGGCTACTGTCCTTTGGAGGAACTTGAACCTCCGGTCAGACAACAACAACCTGTTGTTAAACCCAGGGGTGAAGAAGCAAAGCCCCTAACTGGCCTCGAGGAAACTGAATGTAATTACGTCGTCATGGCTTTCATTGTCGGCGTCCTCTTCTTAGCCGTCTCTGATTCCATCAGGGCGTAAATTATTTACTAATTCTACCATTGGGTTTTCCCCAACCTGGTAAAATTAATAGTCAAAAGTTGTAATTTCTGACTGACCACCTGTACCGGTATCCAAATTTCCGGGGATTGTGAGATTCCGTGTTATTTTTGTAACTTTTCCACCACATGAAGACATGAGTTCTATGGATATGTCATAGCTGTATATTCTTGAAGAATCTACGTTATATGGAACTATACTTATACCTCGTTGTCCTGTAGTTACAACCGAACTCCATGGATAACTGTTTGTACCACCGAAAACATTTTTGGTACCAACCGCCACATCTAAACTTGGATTAGACGCATCCCCTGTCCCACCATGAACTTCAAGAATCATTGTATTTAAGTCTTCTACGGTGGACCCATCTGTTCTTCTCAACATAGCAACAATTTTTGCGAAGAATGCACCTTTATCAAATAATATCTGAATATCTTTTGCATCACCCTCTCCAATACTGAACGTTTTAGCGTATGTTTTCCGTGAAACTTCACTAGAGCTTGTTATAACACCACCACCGGTATGAACATCCGCTTCTGGTACAGCACCTCCAAGATTTACACCAATATTTGTAAAATCAATAGTACCGTCAACAGTTAAGTCACCTGTAATGTCAACATCACTGTTAATAAAGGTCGTTTTTGAAGATGTTACTGGTTGAATGTACACATTACCAGTTATATCCGCATAAATGTTAGAAGTGCCAGCAGTTGTTACAAGATCTATTATCGCACTTGAAGAAGAACTCTCTACCCTTGGGATACCATCATATACATGGAATTTTGAGGCTGGACTATGTGTACCTATACCCACATTACTCGTATGAATAAGATGCATACAATTGGTTATTGTACTATTATTGGCAACACCCATGACAAACCCGGTTGTACCATTCGCAGCATTGCTGAAGCCGCGAATAGATGCACCTTCACCGTCATTTGTGTAGAGGAGCAAACCAGTTTCTTTATCATCGCCGTTACTTTCAAGTTTCAGAAGGTCTATACTTTCCAGTGTAGTGTCATAAATGTGAACATTTGCAGTCGGTGAATCCGTACCAAAACCAAGTTTACCTTGTTCATCGAAACGAGCGAACTCATCATCATTACTAGAGTCAATCTCGTGTACGAATGTGAGAGGGCGGCGAGTGGAACCATTTAAAAGGCTTCTAATAATATTACGACTTGAAGCCCCTGTAGTTGTAGATAATTCAAAGCCCGTTAATGAAAACGATCCCCCACCAGAAAACTCGAGATCACCATTAACGACTAGTTTAGTATTTGGACCTTTTCCATTCGCATCTCCGCGTTGTCCACCAACGACCACAATCCCATTATCACAAATAACGAGGGGTTTATCTGTTTGACCATCCATAGTTTCCAAAATTTCACTTGATCCATATAGGGATTCACCAGAAGATGTGTATGTTTGAAAAACATGTTCGCCGGCGATATGTCTAATTCTATCTGGACCCGTATCAACAGAAGAAGCTTCGTTACCCTTAAAGAGGAGTAACTCGGTTCTCGAATAATCTTCGTTGTATCTTCTCTCAATAATATGGGTATTACCAAACTCGTCACCTGAAAGTCCGGAAAATGAGAGTTGTTGTCCAATCACAACATTTCCCACAACTTCTAGAGTACCACGAGGTGCATCTGTACCTATACCCACATCTCTGGAAGTACCATCAATGAATATTCCAGTGGCACCCGCGTCATAGACTTTGTTGGGGTTTTGTGTAATTCTAAAATCATTTGATCCAGACACACCAACCGCCCAACCTGTGGGATCTACGTCACCATCACTTTGAATATAAGATGTAAAGGCGTTACCTTCATTAATATCAGTCTGCATAGCAACGATCGCATCACCTGATGGGGATTCGTGATTGTGTACGAGGATACCATTTGTTGTTGGATTTGCTGTACCCGTACAATAGACCTCCAAGTGTGCCGAGGGTTGTGTAGTACCGATACCCACACGCCCTTCACTTTGAAGTGTCATGACGTCCACTTCATCTGTATAGTCTTCATCGGTCAAGTATATATCCAACTTTGCTTTGGACTTTCCAGATGTGTTATCGTGCTTGCCCATCTTGAAAGAGGCCCGAACACCATCCCGTGTCCCATTACCTTCGCGGGCCAGGTGCATGACTGTACCAAGGTCAGTGGTATCCACGATTGGTTGAGTGTTTGTCACAACGAGGGATGAGTCAAGATGGCTGTATCCACGTCTGTATGTAGGTTGATCATTGAGAAACACTGTACCACCCGAAGTGTGAAGTCTACCCACGGGACTTGCCACATTGATACCAACATTACTCGATTCCAATATGGTCATCTTTGGTGTACCCATGGTGGGTGTCTTACTTGCAAATATTTTGAGACCCTTCCCAGATCCAACAATATTTTCAATCCTATTTTCTCCATTGGTGACACTTGTATATGTCCGCATTGCGATATTACCTGTAGTTCCCCAAATATTACCAGTTGCCACTGTGTTACTGCCAATGACATAAACGTTTCCAGCGACAGTAAGTCTTTCGGTTGGATTTGTATTTGAAATACCAACATATCCATCTGATGTAATTCTAATTCTTTCAGTGTTTTTTGTCTTCATAGATATTTTTTGTTGTGTAGCTGTTGTACTCGCGCCATAAACTTCAATAGCGCTCACATTTGACACGGTTGGACCAGATTTAAGGATGAGTACATTTGATGTACTGTCATCACCAAATCTATCCGCGTGGACTACAATGTTTGAACTTGAAAACACCATTTCGGTCGTAAGATTTGTTGTTGCGGTATTACCTAGAACTCTAAGAGTATTCACAGCTGTTGTGTTTGCAAATACTTTGGCACCCACAGAAAGTGTATCAGTGGGAGACAAATTTGAAATACCGGATGGTGCTGGACCATTTGTACGAATAGCATTCATTTGAACATTTCCACTTATTATGGCCGGTGTCTCTGTACCAGGTGCCATGGTCAATAAATTTCCAACTCTCAATCCACCAGTTCCTAATCTCAAACCTGTTGCATATATGTTACCCATCGCATGTATAACGTTAGAGCCAATATCATCAATAAACACATTTGAACCCACACAGAGGTCATGCGTTGGGTATGTGTTGTTTGCACCAATATTGTTTGATGTGTAAATGTCACCATACACGTGAACATTTACTACCTTTGTATCATCTACAATTATTTGGGTAGTCGGTTGTCCCGCATAATCATCTGTTTGGAAAAAGGCCATTTCGCGGCCACGATCTCCGGCCACAAATCCCATAGCTACATTTGAATACCCAATTCCGGGTGTCATTAATAAACCAGTTTCCTTAGATAAAACTGAATTACCAAAACCATGGTGAATAAGTGAATTACTCACGCGCAAATCCTGTGTAGCAATATAAGAAGCAGTTTCTGTGATTGTAACATTACCCTTTACGGAAATATTACCTATAAGGTCAAAGTAACCTTCTTGATATACATTACCTTTTAACATCAAGACATTAGAACCCTGGTCAAAAATACCAACATTACTTCCAGCGCTAAGATTCGATGCTTTAATTCCACCATCGACGATTACCACATTTGAGTTCACTTCTTGAATAATAAGATTTGACCCAGATGTTGTAAATCTATCCGATAAAATTAAGTTACTTGCAACCAAGTTGCCATTTACGGTCATAAGATCACGACCAGTTAAGTCAACAATCACTTTGCTATCTCCACCGGAATCAATTTGAAATGCATTTGTTGGGTTGTTTGTGCCAATTGCAAATTGGTTTTCGACAAATAAACGTTCAGCTCTGGCACGACCTTTTATATCAGCCACGATTATATCAGTATCATCCACAAAAAACCTGTTACCAACCGATAAAGACTTTGTTGGTACTGTATTCGATATACCAAGGCGCCCTTTCGTGCCCAATTCTTCAACGAGAAGAAGTTCGTTTGCTTCAACTTCTCTCGTCAGAATACTCTTCACACCCGTAAGAGTTTCTTGTTCAACGGGTTCTGCGTCCAGACTTGATACATAAATCTGTTCAAATCTTGCGGTTCTACCCATTTATACTTTAGTTCCCGAATAAAATTCCAGCCAAACCATCTCGGATCCTGAGGACATTATAGTTTAAAGCAAAAATACTAATTTCATCTTGGTTACTTCTAAAGTTACCTTTCTCAACACCACGAAGGATGAGCTTCGCATTATCAAGCCTACTGAAGTTACATGTACCAGATGGGTTATAGTCTGATGCATTTAGACCGAAGTGATACACAAAATATCTTGTGTACATAAGATCTTCGGAATCAACACGAAAATCAGTCTTGCCATATTTTGACTTGTAATAATTTTGAATTGTATGAAAGTATGTTGGACTCATATTTTCAAGAAGTGGTGTTCCATTGATATGAATGTCTGCATTTTTAAAAGTAAAACGATCATTCGTTGGATCAATACTTGTTGCTGAATAACCAAAAAATATTGATTTCACGGGGTGGTTAAATGAACTCAATTCTAAATCGTTATATCCACCTGTGGTTTGAATTGTGTTATCAACAACATTTGAAAGAGGGAAATCAACCTTTTGTGTTTGTGTGATTATAAAATCCATTTGCCTCTTTACAAGGGATTCTCTCTCTTCCTTGTCTAAGTAAATATAATTACCGTACACGTTGATTCGTTTCTGTGAGGTACCATATCCACTGAGACTTTCTTCATCAAAATTGACTCTTACTTCAACCTGGTGATGTGCCAATGATACCAGTGGTAAAAATGCTCCGTGATCACAAAAGAAAAAGTGAAGTGGTTGAAAGTTTCTATTTGAGATGCTTGTTTTATTTGTAAGTTCCTCTTGCTTCGTCCATGTCTCTGCAAGGTAATTTGGCCATATATCCGCGTAATAGTCATAGTGTTGAGAATCTATTTTTTGACCACCAATATAAAGATCAATTGTTGAGTTGTAGAGGAGATTCGAAGAAACATTTGAATTCTTTTCAAGACCTTCGAACCAAAGACAATTTATGAGATCGCCTAAAACAGGAACAGTAAAAACAGGATCTTTATCTGTAATTGTCTTAATCATCTTTGGAGCCTGTGAAAAGTTTGTATGCCTCGTAAACTTCATGCGAAAGAATGAATGCCCCTCATCACTATTGATATACATGTCCTGCGCACCCTTGGAGACAAGTTGAATCAATGCACCAGACATTTAATTTATGTCCAGATTATAAAAACAGTGGTTTTCCCTGAGGGAACTCCATCTTATTCTCTTCATCGGCAACCTTACCATGAATCTTGAATCCACCTTGGCGGTACACTTTCATTCTCTTGTAAAACATAGCCGTGAAAAGTGACCACGGGTCGTGAATATCGTAGATGTGTGGATTGTTCTTCTTACCTTTGGTCTCCCTCATAATTCGACCAATACTTTGGGTTA